GTAGAGCCCCAAATACATCTAATTGCAATGTCCTTAGTCATACGATAAGGAAGATAAGCTGGTTGTCCTTCTGATCTATTCCTATTACGAACGAAATATTGTTTCAACATTACTAAATTTGTAGCAGACAAATCGCCCATTGAATTTTTCTCTGATATGAAAGGAACATCTTGTCTCACATCACGAATTGCTCCGCCCACAAAGGTCTCAACCCACATCGCAAATTGTTTTTCTCCTATGTAAGCTTCTATTTCATAATTACGTTTTTGACCTTTGACATGATCATCACCATAAACTCGTGCTTGAATGAGACGCAAAATCATCACTCGTTGAAAATGTTCTCGTAATTTTTGTTGCATTTTGTAACTCTGCATAACACAAAACAAAAAAAAATATAACAATACTATCCAAGAATTACCATGAGATGTCATCCATGCACCAGTAGGCATTTCTCCCACAATTATTGCCCACATTCGATTACACAAGTGTACCACTCTAGCACTTATTGTCTTTGCCACATAATCTAATATCCTGACCAACAAATCATAGTGTTCGTGTTTCGGATCAAAGTAAATACCTCCCATTGTGTAAAACAATTGAAGAAAGACATAATGTTCTGTTTGATCTATAGCAGTAAAGTCACCATCATCAAATTTAACTTGATATTCTATCCCTTCTTCCATTTTAAATTGGTTCGCAAATTCTTGAGCTCCTCCTTTCGCCCATTTCATACCTATGCAAATGCCATTCCAACGTTCTACTAACATTCGAACTGTTTGACACACTTTTTCTTGAATGATGAAAAACATGTTGCCTATCTCAAACGTTCTCGCTTTTCCCAAAAATCTGTGGTACGCTTCAGCTACCAATTGAGCTACCCAGTCATATTTGGTTTCTGTTTTCCATGATTTGGTGAAAATCACGGGTATGGGTTCATGACCTGTCCAAAAATTATGAGTGGCTCTCAACACAGGCTCAATGGCATGAATTTTCTTTCCACTAGCATTTATTACCAAATTTTCATTTTCTGATATTGTTTTTACAGAAGCTTCTTCTAAAAACGTGCCTGACGACGCGCCTAAATACAAATCTTTTACTCTTTCCATCGTCACAACGGGAGGCACTGTGCCTATATATTGAACTGTATCCATAGCTGAATACATGTAATCTAGGGCTTCTGGCACATGATCCAACACTTCTTTCAATTTATCGGTGATCACATCTGTATTTCTAGCATGTTTAGCTATGATCCTTACCACTTTTTCATCTTCCATTCCCTTCATTGCAGAAATGACATGAGGACGATTGTTCGTTCCTCCAAACGATTTGTTATATAGAGATTGACCTGCTAACACATGCGCTAACAAGGAAGGGACTTGAGGTGTGATCCCGTCTGTCATTTTTTCACGTGTATCTGGGATAGCAGACAATTCTTTAAGAGGAGCAAAAACTGAACGACGGTACCATTTCAACGGTTTATCTACACCATACAATTCAGAAAACATCATCACATCAGCATTCTGTGCCGCTACCTCTACTTCAAGTGCTGGAATTTTCATGGGATCGTCTTTAGCTGCAATGACACGAGGAGTTGGAGCAGGTATCTCTCTAATATTCGTACACCCGGTGGCACGGATTGCATTTCGTATTTTAATTTCTTG